AATTTAATTTCCCTAATGGTGGAACTAGAGTTGAAAAAACTGTATATAACAATGAAGGCAGGCCTACTAGACGGATAACTAAAGATAAAAAAATAAACTAAAATGGCAAACAATAAATCAGTTAAGACAACTGCAGAGCAAGAAAAAACTCCTGCTGAAAAACTTGCGTTTAATAATGCTGCTATTATTGCACTTCAACAAAATGCTGCTACAAGAGATGCCCTAAGAATAAAAAATAAAGAGATTGCATCTGCATCGTATGCACGAAGACGAGCAAGTAGAAATTCAGGTAGTGGCACTAGACTAAAAGGTCTGTCAGTACTTAATGATGGTTTTGCAGGAACAAGTGGTGTAAGCTAATGGCAAATAAAGAAAACATGAAGTGCAATAGTCCTGTTCCTTCAAACAGAGCGGGCAAAAAGAAAATGGTCAAGGCATGTAGCAATGGCACAGAGAAACTGCTACACTTTGGAGCAAAGGGCTATGGTAACAACTATAGCGCTGCTGCTCGTAAGAGTTTTAAGGCACGACACAGTTGTGATACTGCAAATGACAAGCTAACACCAAGATATTGGGCCTGCAAAAACCTATGGGCAGGACCGGGTGGTTCAACCACAAGCAATCCAAGTAATCGAAGAGGTAAATACTAAATGAAAAGAGCTGAACTTTTAATTTCTCAAGAGTTGGTATGGGGAATAAAAGTTTCAAGGGTATAAGATAATTTTGTTTAACTTTGTAGAAAAAGCAATGTCAATTATATCAAGCGATACAAGATTTATTGGAATATCTACAAGTGTAAATCTAACAGAAAGAAAGTCTGCATTAATTAATAGCCAAACGGAGCCATATACAATGCAAGACTTTGTTGACACCATTGGCTCACAAGGTTTGTCGAGACTATATGCTCAAACTTCATTAGGAACACTTATTACTAATACTACTGTAGAATCTTCATTAATAGGAGCAGGAGTAGGTACTTTATCAGTACCACCTAATACATTTAAAGTAGGAGATAGTTTTACTGCTAGACTTTGTGGATATTTATCTTGTGCAAATGCTGCAACAATTCATTTTAGAGTAAAGTCTGACGGCACTGTTATAGCAGACGCAGGTGTATTTGCTATGAAGACAACAACAAATAAGTTTTTTGAACTTAGTATAGATTTTACAGTTACTAAAATAGGAGTAGCAGGAGTTGCTGAGTTATTTACAAATGGTCAGTATAGTTATAATCATGATTCACAAGGTGAAATATCAGGAAATAACTTTGCTTCAGTTACTAATACTATATTTAATACTACTGTCCTTAATGCTTTATCTATTACAGCTCAATGGGGAGCAGCAAGTGCTAGCAACAAAATTCAATCTCAAAACTTTGTGTTAATGAAAGTGTATTAAAAACAATAAGATAATTTTGTTTAACTTTGTGAAAAAATAAAATCAAATGGGAAAGACTAGAGGAATGGGTGATGTTATTGAAAAAATAACAACAGCCACAGGAATTAAAAAAGTAGTAGACACTGTTTCAAAAGCAACAGGAAAAGATTGTGGATGTGCTAAAAGAAAAGAAGCACTAAACAATCCTAACCTCCTTGTAAATAAAATGTTTAACAATAAAAAATAAAAAAATGAAAAAAGTAGCTAAGGTAACAAAGAAGACAGCTTTTGATATTAAGGAGGCGAGTAATCAAAAATTAACGGCAAGTGCAAGAAACAACTATGCGAAAAACGCACAGGCGGCTATGAAAAATACTAAAAAAAAATAAGTTATGCCAAATTTAAAACTTCAGGTAAGTAGGTCATTGGCTGTTATACCTTCAGCGAATACAAATATCCCAATGCCTAATGTTATTGTCACTAGTACGGCAACGGCTACTACTGCAAATAAACTTGTAGACACAACAAAGAATTTTACTTCACTTGGTATCCAAGTTGGAGACATTGTATACAACACTACAACATTAACAGCAGCAACTGTTACAAATGTAGACAGTGCTACGCAGTTGTCTTTAAACGCAAATATAATGACATCAACAAATGCTTACACATTATATTTAGGCACAAATATAGCCGGCTCAGTTGAGCCATGTGTGTTATATGTAGGCACAAGTGGAAATATAAAGGTAGTAACAGCAGGTGGAGATGAAGTTACGTTTTTTGGGGTAAGTGGATTTTTTCCTGTACAGGTCATTCGCGTTTTATCTGCAGGAACAACAGCTACAAACATTGTTGCTCTTTGGTAGATGATACAAATCGGTATAAATATAGCTGTAAAAGGAAGTAGTTCATTAATTTCTGACATTGTTAATTCTTTTGAGGCAAGGGTATTAGCTGATGGAGGTGTGTTCGAGGCTAAGGCTTGTCTAATAGCTCAATTAACAGCATTAAATAATATTGCAAGTGACCCAATACGACTATTAGTAGCGGAATTTGGATTAAGAGTAGTAACAGATGGCGGAGTAGTGGAAGCAAATTCTTGCTTAACACAGAATTTAACATTTTTAAATAGTATAGTATGAGTTTATTAGACGAAGCGAGTTTAATTGTAACACCTAACGGTTATAAGGCACAGGTTTTGTACAGCGTAAAACCTACGAATGGAAGCGGCGACATGGCTGTTTCAAGAGGCTCAAGTGCAACGAGAGTAGATAGTGCAGGGCTTATTGAGATAGCAAGGACTAATTTGATATTACAAAGTCAAACATTTAATAATGTTTATTGGACACCAACAGCTGTAACAGTAACTGCTGATACTACACCTGCACCTGATGGAACAACAACTGCTGATACTGTTTTAGCAAATGCTGTTTCTTCAGCTCACACTGTAGCAAGTGATATAATATCTTTTACAGCAGCTACATCTTACTCTTTAAGTGTATTTGTTAAAAAAGCATTGACCAATGGAAATGATTTTGTTCAACTATTTGTAGGTGCAGCAATTGGTGGAATGTATGCTAATTTTAATATAAACACAGGAGTTGTAGGAACTGTAGGTGTATTTAATGTATTAGCAACTAATCCTACATCATCTATCACAAACTTTGGAAATGGTTGGTATAGATGTACAATGAATTTTACTGCATATCTTACAGATACAACTGTAGTGAAATTTGCAATAGTAAGTGCAGCAAATGCAGCAAGAGAACAATCAAACACATTAGGAACTTCAGTAATTTTATGGGGAGCACAATTAGAAACAAGTAACATAACAGTAGCAACAGAGTACATCCCCACTACTACATTAATTAGAACAAAGTTTGCAGGCATCACACAAGATGGTGGTTTTGGTGCAAACATCCCACGTTTAGATTATACAGGTGGTGGCTGTCCAAGTATATTGGTAGAATCTACAAGGACTAATGAAGTTTTCTATAGTGAAGAATTTGACAATGCTTATTGGACAAGGAACAATATAATAATAACTGCAAATACTACTGCTACACTTGCACCTGATGGTACTTTTACTGCTGATAAGTTTATACCTGATGCTGCTAACAGCGTCCACTCTATTAGCAGAGGAGGATTTCCATCAAATGCTTATACATTTTCTGTTTTTGCAAAAGCAGGGGAAGAAACTACTTTTTCAATGTGGTTGAGAAATGCAAATGTAGCAGCAAGGGCTGAATTTAATTTATCAACAGGACAAGTTATCCTAAAAACTGCAACATCAGCAACAATTGACCCCTACCCCAATGGGTGGTATAGGTGTTCAGTTTATGATTCAACACCCGGAACAACTGCTCATATTTATGCAAGAGGTGGAGGTGGTTTTCAACCAATTACTGTAGGTGATGGCATTTTTCTTTGGGGAGCTCAAGTAGAAGCAGGCACAAGTCCAACATCCTACATTCCAACAGTAGCTGCTACATTAACTCGTACTTTTGATGTGATTAGTAAGACAGGTGTAAGTAGTTTGATAGGTCAGACTGAAGGAACAATATTTGTTGAAGCTAATTTAAGGGTCAATGCAGATGAAAGAAGAATCATAACTGTATCAAATGGAACTGAAGCACAAAGATTATTTATTTGGACTCAGGTAACTACTTTATATGCTCAGTTTAATAATATTAGTGTTAGTTTAGGAAATTTCCCAATAGGCACTGCAAAGATAGCAATAGGTTATACAATATTAGGTGGCTCAACAACATATAGTATTAAATTAAATAATAACACTTTAATAACGGGTACTGCTGCTACTGCTACAAATCCTTTAACTAATATAAATTTAGGAAGTTCAGCAACGGGAGGACTACAATTAAATGACCGAATTAAATTAGTAACTCTATTCACTACAAGATTAACAAACACACAACTTGGAAACTTAACTGCTATATAATATGAACATCTACAAACTCAAATATACAACTAAAGAAGTTGCTGAAAAAGACCTTAAAGAAAAGGGACTCCTTGAATATTTAGAAGGTGTCCACGCAGTAGTTGAACTTGGCAAAATTATAACTACTTATGGTACTTATGATGAACAAGGCAATGAGCTTACTGCTCCTATCTATGCAAGTGGCTACCATTACGATGTGATGTGTGAGCAAGATATTGACTTTGGAAGTAACTCAATAGAAGTGAACAATCCTAAACATGGTTTTTTAGGACATAATTAATATGAAAACAAATATTTTAGCAAGTTTATATTTCTTATTTGGCTACATAACTTCGTTTTTTATGATGTCTCAAGGTCAAGAAAATTACATTGTTTTGGGTGGGGTGACATTATTTTTTTATTTAACTTTTAGCTTAACAGAAGCTCTTGAAGAACTAGACTTATGAAAACACAACTATCCCTATTATTAATATCTATACAACAAGAACTATTGACACTTATATCTATATGCTTTGCATTCTTTTTACCAATAAGTGGTATACTTATAATGATAGGAGTACTAATATGTATTGATACTTTTACAGGTATTTGGAAAGCTAAAAAGTTAGGGGAGAAAATTACTAGCAGAAAATTATCGTCTATTATAAGTAAGTTGGCATTGTATGAAGTCACTGTAATTATGTTCTTTTTAATAGACCAATTCATACTAAATGATATCATTCTTACGTTCTTTAGCGTACCATTCATGCTCACTAAAGTAGTGGCATTGGTATTGGCGAGTATTGAAGTAATGTCAATTAATGAGAACTACAAAGTAGTGAAAGGAATAGACCTATGGCAATCAATGAAGTTGTTGTTTGCAAGAGCAAAGGACATCAAAGACGACATAAATAAAATTAAATGACAACACAACAGGCAACAAAAAAATACGGCGCAGCTAATGTAACAGGTGCAGGTTACTTAGTTAAGATTAAGTTGCCTTATCCTATGCGTATTGCTTGGGACTTAGACAGCTCGGTAAATTCTATGATGTGTCATAAACTAGTGGCTGATAATTTCACAGCGGTATTCAATGAACTTTTAGCTACCTATGGATATGATAAGATTAAGGAGCTAGGAATAGATTTATTTGGTGGATGTTTCAACTACAGGAAGATGAGGGGTGGAAACGCTTTGTCCATGCACTCATGGGGAATAGCAATCGACTTAGATCCTGCAAGAAATTTACTTAAGGAGTCGTCTAAGACTGCAAGATTTGCAAGACCTGAATACAAGCCAATGATAGATATATTTTACAAGCATGGGTTTATATCTTTGGGTCGTGAAAAAAATTATGATTGGATGCATTTTGAAATAAAAGAGTAATGGCAAAAATAAAACTAGAGACAACAAAAAAGGTTAAACCTAAAGTTAAGCGTACAAACGTACACGCAAAAAGTAAAACTTCTCAATTGAAGTCAAGTAAAAATTACAAGAAAATTTATTCAAGACAAGGAAAATGAGAAATGATTTAGCAGGCACAAAGACAGGAAAGTCAAAGACAGCGAAGTATTACCAAGAGCATCCTGAAGCAAGAAAAAAGAAGGTAAAGTATGACATGAAGTATCATGACACTGAAGAGCGTAGGAAATACAGAAGAGACTTAGAGCGCACTAATAGAAAAAATGGTACAAGTGGTAATCACGATGGTATCGACAATGCGCATGTTTCTAAAAACAAAACAGTACCTCAATCGCAAGCTAAGAACAGAAGTGATAAAAAAAGCAACTTTTTTAAAAAATAAAATATGTTTAGAGTATTACTACTATTATTTGTGTTGTATGGTTGCTCTGCGCAGTACCATTTAAACAAAGCCATTAAAAAAGGCTATACATGTGAACAGACAGGAGATACTATTCGTATTACAACTTTAGATAGCATACCTGTTATTGTCAATGACACTATAGTATGGGAGAAGTTCATAACTACTAAAGACACCATTATTAAGTACAACACTGTCTATGTCCCTAAGACTAGGCAGGAGAAGAGAATAGAGTACAAGTTAAAGGTAAAGACTATATACAAAGATAGGATAGTTGAGAAGGCTCAAGCTAAGGCAGAGGGTAAAAAAAATCAACCAAAAAAGAATTTATTTTGGCTTGGAGTTTTAGTAGGAGTATTAATTTCATTGCTTTGGAAAATATTTATTAAAAAAGTATTACATTTGTAACTAACTTAAATTAAATAAAATGAAAGACAATAATATTCAAGACATTATTTTTGCAACAGAAGAAGAATTAAAGA